ATAACTCATGAACGAATTCAACTATTGGGATATACCTTTGGCTGCACTGCCGAGCAGAGGAAAAGAATATCCAGAGAGCGCTACCATAAAGTTTCGATGTCTCAATGTCAGAGATCTCAAATTTCTAGCTGCTATTAACGAAAAGAACTCTAGGCAGATGGTGAATTCGATCCTTGAGAGATGCTTGCTGATAGAGAATCTGGAATTCAAAGACATTCTCGAAGGAGATCGGCTAACGTTGGTATTCTATCTGAGGACCAACACGTTTCAGCTCTCTAACAGCTACCAGACTGAATTTGTGTGTCCATATTGTAGATCTAGGGTTAGCTCAGAATTCCAGATGAGCAGCCTTCATGTCAAGAATATCGATGAGAGCGTACTGAGAAGCATCTATATCGGAGGTGTGAAGATCTCTGGCGTACACAGAAAGATTTCTGACAAAAAGTACGTATCGAAGGATCACGACATCGAGAACATCTTGAACTGGACCGACATAGCCGATCATTTCGACAACGAGAACATAGAGAGTGACATTCTAGAACTACCAGCAGACACGTTCTCTAAATTGAAACATTTAGCCGAAGATGCGATGTTCGGTATCGAGTCATGGACTAATTTGATCTGTACTGACTGCGGAAGAGAGTTGAGAGTAGGAGTCGATATCCGAGATATAAATCTATTCAATCGCGTAAATACGATTACGATGATCAGAAACCAGATTCAGGTCAGCAAATACTGCGGTGTCGTGATCAATGACGATATGCCGTACAACGAAGTAGAGCTTCTTATCGCTACAGTAAACGATATGGCGCAGAAGGAATCGGAGAATCTCAAGAAGGGAAGTAAACCTAAAGGAGTCAGTCGATGAGAGATGAAGAGTTAGCAGAGAGATATGGAAATATCACTGAAGATCCTATGGAAGGTTTCGATATCGCTGCATCAAGCAATGAGAAAAATCATGATCGATGGACTGGAAAGGTTGTAAACAACAATGATTCTCTGAAGCTTGGTAGAGTACGAATCCGAATCTTCGGCTACTATGACAATGTTCAAGATGAAGTGCTTCCGTGGGCTATTCCAGAAGGAACATATCTTGGAGCGAGCTCTTCTAACCTAGTCGTTCCTCCCGTTGATTCGATAGTACGAGGATACTTCGAGAACGGCGACTTGATGAAGCCGATCTACACAGGAATAATCACTGCAGAGAACCCGTTGGTAGCAGCGGTAGAATCATTCCTTGGAATGAGAAGTCCAGGTGAGAGCATCATGGACGACGCAGTCAATTCAGACTATCCGAATACGATGGTCTTGATGAAGACAGACGACGGTGAAGGAGTAACGCTCAATCGAAAGACTGGTTTGATGAAGATAAATCATCGTTCTGGATTGAAGATTCAGATTGATCCAAATGGCAGCATATCGGTTGAACAGAGTCTGTCCAAGAAGATTGACACGGATGGAGCTGCAAAGATGTCAGTTACTCTCGAAGGAGATTTCGACTTGACAGCTAACGGCGTAGTAAACTTGAATGCGAGGAAAGACGTCAACATAGACGCTGTTCTAGGAGACGTCAATCTGGGTAGAAATAGTCTGAAGACGTTGGTCTGCGCTCATCCCTTCTGTTTCGTGACTGGTGCTCCTACTAACGGCGGAAACACTAACGTCAAGGCTTAATAAGTAATCTCTTTAGCTAAGCGTTCTAGAAACTCTCTTACTCATACTTACCTCTTAGTAGTTGGTAGAGATGATCTCTTTCCACTTCAACCAGTTTTTGATCGTGAAAGACAGTGAAGTGATGTTAGCTGCTGTGTCTTCGAGCCAACCCATGTAGTAGCGCTGCTCGATCAAAGCACGATTGATCTTTGCGACCTCGTCGTCGAGCGCAGTCTGCTCTGTTGCTTCCTTCGCTGTGTAAGCGTATCCGCCGTCCTTCAACTTGTTCTTCGCTCGAGCTGTAGCTTCTTCCAACTTGGTCTCTAGTGTAGCTACGACTGCTACTTGTTTGCGGTAAGCGTCGATATACTTCTGCTTCATACCCGGAATCTGCATATTCTTTTCCAGAATGTCGTCCGGGTTCTCTGGCATCACTACATCTTCGAGCGCCATTTCCTGAAATTTCAAAAAGTCTTCTTTGAGCATATCACTTCCACTTTTCTAAAACTTTCTTCAACTTTTCGTGAAGGGTTGTTACTTTGTCCCAGTCTAAGACATCTTGGTCGTCGAGTCCGTGAACGTCGTCTAGACGGCTATACATGTCGTCGACTGCGCTAAGCCACTGTCTTGTCATTCGGACTACGCAGCGGTGCAAACGACGGATCTCCATTCCGTCATCGACTGAACGGACATACTCGTTGGCTTGCATATCTTCAATCTTCTTTTCGAGCTCTTTTACCTTCTCGCGCTCTTTGTCGAGCATAGACTCGAGATCCTCTCTGCTATAAGAATCGTAGCCTAGCATTCTTCTTTATCCTCTTTGCGGTAAGTGCTATAGTACACTTCAGTTTCTCTTTCGTAGTGAAATTCGCGGCCACATACTTCGCACTCGTACTCACTGCTGTCGCTAGACAGCTCTTCACTGCACTCGTGAATGTAGCCACAGTATGGGCACACCATCTCACTAGTGCGCTCGCTGAAATAAGGTTTTCTAGTATCTGCGAATTGATCCATTATTCTCGTCCACCCAATCGAAGAACTGTTCTTTGTCAGTTTTGATCGACTTTTCGATCAATTTGAGGTTATGACGAGCAGCAAAATAGCGTCCTTCTGCCATCAACTCGCCATACTTTTTGATTTTCTCCATAAGCAGCTTCTTGTCTTCATCGCTCATAGTTGAGTTCCTTTCAAAGTTTACATATACAATATAGCAAATTTTGACGATTTTCTAAACCCAGAAAGCTCGAAATTTGCGTAAAAATAGGAATTTTATATTTACTGTCGAAATGTATATCAAGTTTAATACGCTCAAGTTCAAGAACTTCCTGTCCTATGGCAACGGGTGGACTACCCTGAACTTCAACAACAAACTCAACCTGATCAACGCTCAGAACGGCGCAGGAAAATCGACAATCGTTGACGCTATCTCGTTCGTGCTCTTCGGTAAGCCCTATCGTGACATCAAAATGAAGAGCCTGGTAAACTACATCAATAAGCGCCACTTAGAGGTAGAGATCCAGTTCGACATCGGCAAGGATTCCTACCGCATGCTGAGAGGCCTTGCGCCGTCTAAGTTCGAACTGTACAAGAACGGAGAGATGGTAGAGGCGCTGAGCTCGAAGAAGCTCAATCAGCTCGAGATCGACAAACTGCTCGGCGTCAAATATCTGCTGTTCAAGAATGTGATGTGTATCGGCGCAATCTCGAACGTGCCGTTCTTCAATATGTGTCTGTCAGATAGAAGGGAGCTGCTCGAGACGATATTCGGACTCACGAACATCGCGGATATGCTCGACGAGGTGAAGGAACGACGCTCTAACGACAACATCACCATCAAGACGATGAGCGCAACTAAGAAGGGCCTCGAGAACTCGATAGACGACTTGATCCAGATCATCGCTGACATGGAGCAGAAGAGCCGCAATTTCGAAACGAACAAAGCGGACAGGCTAGAGAAGGTGAAAGAGCATATCGAACAGCAGAAATCCGACTTGGTGAAGCATGAGAGCAACATTCAAAAGTGCGAAGAGAAGTGCGCCGAACTCGAGTCCGACTTTGCGGAACTCGATGACACGATGACGAGGATCCGTGAGCGCGTCTCTGGACTCGCAGATCACAAGGCGAAGGTGACGAGCCTTACGAAGATTTACGACTTCCACGATAAGAACAAGTGTCCGATATGCGGGACAGATTTTTGCTCGGATCACGCGAAAGAGTATTTCGACGGAATTCTCGCAGAGATCAACATGGAGCAGAGATTCTACGACACTCTGAACGAGAAGCAGAAAGCAGACGAGGAAAGCGCTGAGAAGATGCGCAACTCTAAGGCTTTTTACGAAAAAGTGAAGAGCAGAATTTCGACAGAGCAGACGGTCATCGAGGGATTGAAACGTGGCATTTCTTACGACGAGCAGCAGTATAGAGAGATCGAGGCTGAGACAAACGGGTTCGATCCGACCGACCAGAGAAAGCGCGTAGAAGAGTATCGAAAGCAGCTCAAAATCTGCAACGACACTCTCGACGACACCTCAGAGAGAATTGCGATCGCAACGGATCTCATCACGATTCTGTCGGACAGCGGAATCAAGCGCTACTTCTTCGAGGAGATCGTTCCGATTCTGAATCTCAAGATCAACGAGTACATCAAGAAGTTCGGCTTGAACGTCGAAGTCATTTTCGACAGCATGCTCGAGTATACGCTCACTCGTGGCGCGTTCGAAATGGAATACAACGGACTATCGAACGGCGAGAAGACGAGAGTGAACGTCGCTATGCTGCTCACGTTCTACGATATCGCTAAACAGCTGTCTAACTGGTCTAGCTCTATTCTGTTCATGGACGAGATCTTCGACACTGGCATCGACGGCGAAGGCATTACGGACTTCCTGAAAGAGCTGATCACGATGATTCAAGGCGACAGCAATCTCGGCGTGTACCTAATTTCTCACAAGCTAAATGATCTAAATTTTAGTCAAATACAATATAAGTTCGAGACGCTGAGAGTCCAGAAGAAGGGCTGCTTCAGCCAGTTGGTAAAGGATAGAAATGAGCAAGGTAGCCCTAGTTAGCGACATCCACTTTGGCGTAAAAGATTCAGACAAGAAATTCCAAGATTCTCAATTCGCATTCATGGAGCAGATGGTCAACGACTGCAAAGAGCGAGGAATAGAGAAAATCTTCGTTCTGGGCGACCTGTTCGACACTCGTCATGCAGTGAACGTTTTGACGATAAACAGAGTGATCGACTTCTTCAAGCGACACGAGGGCGAAGTGATCTGGTACATCATTCTCGGCAATCACGACCTCTATTACAAGAATTCGATGGACATTAGTTCGTTGGTCGTATTGGACCGCATCAAGAACGTGTGCATCATAGATAGGCCGTTGAGAATTAGTCTCGATCCTCAGCGTTGCATAGAAGAGGGAAGAGATCACGACACACTCCTTCTGCCGTGGGTTACGGACTACGAAGAGTTCAGAAACACTGTCGAGAAAAAGCACACGATGACGAGTGGAATTACGCGCCTATTCGGTCACTTGGACGTGCTAGGCGCAAAGATGGACATCTTCAACAACCGCGCCGAGCAAGGATTCGACAAAGAAGAGCTGTTTAAGCACTGGAAACACATCTATACGGGCCATTATCACATTCACTCGGAAACTACACAGGGTGACTGCAAACTGACCTATTTGGGCTCTCCATACCAGCTCAATCGCTCCGAGATCGAAGATAAAGGATTCTACATTCTCGACACTTACACGGAAGAGATGGAATTTATCCGTAACGAGCACTGCATCGAGTACAAGAAGCTCAAGTACCCAGATATGCCCGAGGATCCAAAGACCTTCATTCAGGGCAACATAATTGATGTCGAGATCGGTTGGGAAGATTCGAAATACATGAACAAGGTGAACGAGTACCTTGAGAAGATCGAAAGCTACGAGCCAGCGTATCCTGTCAATCCGATCTACCAGCGCAGAGAAGAAAAGACATCGATAGAGAAGATCGATGTCTCGAAAATCACTCTGCTGAGTCTAGCAAAGAAGTATATCGACGACAGCTCAGATATCAGTGACAAAGTCAAGGTGTTCAGCTCGTTCAAGGAGCTGTACCAACGTCACTCGATACAGTAGATTCACTCTTCTTTTTACGGATCGGAATTTCCTTTAAGATTTTCTTAGGTTCTGTCTCTTGAACCTTTTTGATAGGCTTTCGGACTCTTACGCTCATACTTCCTCCAGTTCAACTTCTTTTGAGATTCCTATCTTCGAAAGAAGCGCGTCTGGTAGGTACTTCTGAAGCAATCGAATCGCTTTATCTTGATTATCTCTCTTCATCTTGTCGACGCAGCTCTTAGCCTGGATGATGAAGAACGGATCTTCGGCCATGTGCTGTGTGAACATCTCGACTTCGTCTGGAGTCAAATACAAGACGGTCGAGTTGTTCTTTCTCGGATTCAGAGTCTCTAGCTTGTGCATCGCATATAGCTTGATCAACTGAATGATCCAAGTCTTCGGACGATCTTCTGCACAGAAATCCCAGATTCCGCCAGCATCTTCAGACTCTTCGTCCATGTCGAGAAAGACATGTGGCTGTTCGAGTAGTAGCTTTTCGACTAGATATCTCATGTTAGTTCTTTCCTATCAAGCTGTTGTAGAATACGATCACTGCAGCGGAGAGCTTCAGAACGTCGAAGTCGCGATCTTTGTACTTCGTGATCACGTTGTAAGACTTCGGAGAGCAGTTGTCCCAGTTCTTCCAGTCGAACTTTTCCTGTTCGACCATCGCGATGACCTGCTCACAAGCGCCACGGATCTGCTTCTCGAAGTTCTTGATCTGGTCACCCATTGCGTCATACTTAGTCGTATTTGCGCATCTGTCCTGGAATGCAGTCTGAATGCCGTTCACGATGCTCAATGCAGATTCCATCTGCGGCTTAATTTTGTCCGCTAACGTCTCTCTAAGGCTCTTTGGCTTCTCTTCCTTAGGTGCATCCTGAGGCTCAGCTTTTGGAGCTTCTACAGGCTCTTTTGGCGCTTCTTTAGGCTGTGGTGAGGCTTGCTGTTGAACTGGTTCAGCCTCGTCGATGCGCTTTTCTCTGAAATCCATAAATCTCTTCATAAGAAATTCCTCTTAAGTTATTTATAAGCAAAGAAAGACTCTGGCGATGAACCAGAGTCTCTTTTAATTGCTTTTCGCGAAGCTTCGAATTAGTCTTCGGCAGCGCCGTAGATGTTGTCGTTGTCCATAGCGCTAACTACTGCAGCTGCAGCTTCAGCGTCTGCGGAACCGTCATCTTCGTATTCGATCTTGTCGAGAACAGACTTGATAGCTTCGAGCTCAGACTTCGTCACCTGGATGGTGATGAGTTCGCCATCATCTTCGACTTCCGGAGTCTCAGTTTCGACATTAGTCTCGACTTCCTCTTCTTCGTCTTCCTTGATGACCTTGTAGCCATGAGCCTTAGCGACTTCAATAGCTTCCTTGATCAGTTCCTTCTTGGACTTCTCAGCATAAGCCTTAGCAGACTCATCGACCACTTTGTAGCCGTGAGCCTCTGCCACTTCGATTGCTTCATCGAGCATTTCTTTAGTGATTTTAGAGTCTTTCATTTGGTTAACCTCGTTGTTAAAATCTTTTTATTTATACTGATCTTCGTCCGCCTGTTACGATTCTCTTGATCGCGTCCCGAAGATCTTGGACGATGATCTGTTCGTTTACGATTAGTCCGTAAGCGCTCGCAAACACGGACTTCAATTCCTTCGCCTTTCTCACGATAGCGTCTTTAAGTTCCGGATCGACTGGATAGCACAGCGAGTTTGCGATCTGACGCTGGTCGAGACCAGCCTGTTCGCAGTACTCGGTGTAGCCTTCCACGATGTAGTTAGCCGTCTCACGCACCATCGGAATGATGACTGAAGGATCAGCTAACTGCTCGTTGACACTGTAGCTCTCTTCGAGATTCTCAGTGTTGAGCTCTTCGTTCTGACCAGGCTCGACATCGTCGTTGATCACGAGTTTAGCTCCGCAGCAAGGACACACTGGATTAGAGATGTTGACTGTGTATGCAGTCTCTTCCTCACCTTCCAGCGCTTCCAATACTTTCAGAGCTCCCATTTGAGTTTCGCTTAGCACGAGTTAGTGTTCCTTCTTCTTGCCATCCTCGTCTTCTTCGCACTTGGAAGAAAACTTATCAGAAGACTTCTTGGATTCGTCGCACTTCTCTTCAGTGCATTCAGAGCCCTTGCATGCCTTAGCGGCCTTGAGCTTTTCGAGGAACGACATAGGCTTCTTAGATTCGGACTTAGCCTCTTCGACCTTCTGTTCTTCTTCGTTGATCACTTCTGGCTCGGACTTCGGAAGTTCTGCTGCTTCTCTCAAGAACTCAGCCTTGAGGTTAGCCTTCGCTTCGTTGATCTTCTCACGGATCTTAGCCTTGACAGCAGCCATGATCATCTCGTCTAGCTTATAGAGCTTTCCAGACTCGACGATGCCGATGATAGAGCCAGAGTTGCTGTTGAGCAGCTTTCCAGCCTTGCGGTTCATCTGGTAGGCTTCAGACTTAGTAGCGTCTTCGGGACGGGATTCATCCTGAGAGAAGTCGTCTTCTTCAGTCTCAGCAGCTGGTGCTTCTCCACCTTCTGCTGGCTTGTCTTCGATAGGCTTATCTTCTGGTGCCGCCTTATCTGCAGCTGGTTCAGCTGGAGCAGCCTCTTCGCTGCCCTCCGGAGCAGCGTCGAGATCTACGTTAGGAGGTGCGTCTGGTGCAGCTTCTGGTTCAGCTGGAGCAACAGGTTCTTCTGCTGGTGCTGGTTCAGCTTGCTTTGTCATAGCGTCCTTTATTTCCTTTACAGTGACTGCAAGGCCGTTGACAGCGTCCTTCAGAGTAGAGACTGTCTCTGCGAAGTCTTCCTGAGCAGACGGACTGACCTGAGGTTCAGCTTGAGCAGTCTTTCCGCCGAGAAGATCAGCAAAGTCGTCATCAGCAACGTTTTCCGGTGCACCCGCTACGTCTTCAGCGCTGACGGGCTTCTGTTCCATGTCGGACAGAAAATCCTCGTTTAGAAGCTCTTTTCTCTTTTTAGTCATGTTGTAACACCTTTTTAGTATTTCTTTTATGTTATTTATAGAAGATCTTTACAGTGAGTTGATCACGACCTGCATCTCTTCAGAATTTCTGAGCTCGTCGAAAGCGTCTGTGAACTCTTTCCACTCGTTAAAGCCATTTATGTCAGCCGACATAGCAGTCTTCATGTTGTCTAGCAACCAGTCGACAGTCTTCTTCTGCTGGTCTACGGTCTGATTCTGGAAAGAGAGCTGCAGCTCAGCTGGAGAATAGCGACCCTTTAGCTTCTTAGTGTACTTGTCGTAGTTGTCGCAGAACTTGTCAAGCTTCTTGAACAGAGCCTTCAGCGAATCGTCTTTCTTGATCTCGTCTTCGGTCTTTCCGTTGACGCTCTTGATCACAGCCCAGATATAGTACAGCGGGTTAGTGTCTTCTCTCTTGTCGAGCACTGTAGACTCGTTTAGAAGGAATTCGTGTAAATTTTTGTATTCTTTCATCTCTTAGATGCTCCTGTTTAAACTTTATTCTTGATAGTAGCTGAAGTAGATAGTGTTTGGCGCGTTGTATGCAGAATAGTTAGTCACGTCGAGATTTCCTTCATATACCCATGTCTCGTGAGATCCGCTAGACCAAGATGCAGAATTTTCGTTGACTGTGTCGTATGCAGAGTTCCAAGAGCCAGATGCTTCAGAAACCTCGTCGATCTTAGCGCACGCCTCGTCATAACGTCCAGAGTTGCTGTTCAGAGTCAAGTAGGCTTCATATCCAGCGTTCCAGTTAGCCGATGTGTCAGTCAGTACGTCGTAAATCTCGTTCCATTTTCCGGAGTTTGTCAATACGACGTCATAAGTCGAATCCCAGTTTCCAGAACTTTCTGAGAGAATCTCTGTCTTTTCACGGCTATCGTTCCAACTTCCGGAATTTTCAGATAGTGTCTCGTATGCAGAGTAGCCCTCGGACCAATGTCCTGAATTAGCAGATACGACGTCTGAAGTCTCGTACCATAGCTCTGGATTCATTCCAGAGACCGATATCACTCGATCTACGATGCTGATCCATTCACCCGGAAGATAAAGATCTCCGTCTGGCGCATTCAAGACTGCCCAGATATTCTCTAGCTGATGGAAGATGCCGTCTGGCGTTTTCGTACCAGAAGTAATTCCTGGCTTGACATCCCACATGAGCTTGTCGATCTTTTCTAGATGATAGTACAGATCGTTCAGATCTGCCTTCTCTAGCCAGTTGCGATAAGCTTCTTCTCCCCATTGTCCAGCCAAGTAGAGCTGGTTCATCGCCTTCGTTACATCTTGATAGAAGGCTTGAAGGTCACGAGAGAAAGTGAGAGGATCTGGTTCACTGCCATTTCCGTCGAAGTAAGCGCTATTGACGTGAATGTAAGGAGAAGCGCTGTAAGTAGACAGGAATGCGCTAGTAGCAGAAACGATCGTATTCAGAGAATCTAGCGAAGCTGAATCCCAACCCGAAGCTATGCTGTAAGCTTCGTTCCAAGTTCCAGATGAAGCGCTTACCGTCTCGTACGCGCTCTGCCAGTTGTCGGCAGACGTTCTCCAGCTGTTGTCTGGAGCTTGTTCAGACCATGCCGCAGAGTTTTCGCTGACTGCGGAGTATGTCTGATTCCATGTCTCGACTTCTCCAGAAGTGATGCACATGCATTGATCTGCAGCACCGCTGTCGCAGCACGATTCCCAGGGATAGACACCCATCACTGGCTCAGTGTCATTCCACCAAAGGTTTCCTGGCACTTGCTGCGGAGGACGGTGAGGATGATCTCCTGGGTAGTCTTTATTGTAAGGAAACACTGAAGGCCAAGGTCCGCATGGATGATGCGGAGGATTTGGTGGAAAATTTCCATTCTGATCTGCCATCGATTCTCCTCAGCTGTCGGTGTCCGCTGTGACTTACTTCTTCAAGAACAGGTTCTTAGTGTTAGCGAGCTGTACGCCGAGGTCGTGAATTCCGGTACCGATCTTGTTGATGCGGCTGTCGAGAATGCCTTCGACCTTCTTCTTGAACTGAGCGAGCGCGTCATCACGACCAGTGAAGTCTTCCGGATTGATCCATTCCTTCATGATGTAGTTGGACAGCTCGTTGACGAAGTCGTTGGAGAAGCCGTCAAGAGAAGCGATAGCGTCGGACTCGCCCTTAGAGAAATATTTCTCGATCAGGTCGCCCATAGCGCTCTTCTGTTGAACTGGTTCTGGAGTCGATACGTCCGTGTTGCCAGCATCAGGAACCGTGCCGTTGATCTCGTCTTCGAAGACTTCGGGATTGTAGTTAGCGTCTTCCTTGATCATCTTCAGATATTCATTCCATTTCATAGGTTTTACCTCGTATTTACTAGTTATTTATATCTCACCATCCGTTGAACGGATCGAAAGGGTCAGTTTCCCGCTTCTGTTTTACGATCTCGGTAGGCTCATCGTTGGGCTTATACGTGAAAATCTCTGTATTTTCGTTCTTTTTCTGGATAATCTCTGGTTCTTTTCCTTGAGATTTTCTCTCTTTCTCAGTGTATGGATTGATCGTATCCTTCGAATCCACGTAGTCGTTGATAGCTAGAATGTCACAGTGTGAACCGACTTCAGCAGTATTGTTCTCGATGTCGAAAGTCTCTGCGAGCGACGTGAACTTCTCGATCGGCATCTCGTCGTCGTTCTGACTCATGACGTCGACATCTTCGTGATTGTTCTTCCAGATTCTTAGAGTGAACGTATATGTGATCGGTGTGCCAAGGAACGCTGTGTTCTCGCCGAAAGTCTTTACGTTTATCACTTCGTAGTACTTGTTGTTGTAGGTGAAGTGCATCAAGTCGCCTATCTTCGGCTTATACATCTCGTACTGGATCTTGCTGCGGTCGTAATTGTATTGACTCGCCTCGCTGAAGTGAGCTATCGTAGCTTGAACATCGAACACTTCTTCGTACAGCATGCCCTGAAGCTGATATTTCTTCTGCAAGTTAGGTATCTGCGCCGTGTAGACTGATAGTCTGAAGCGTCTGACGATATTCTCTAACGGATCTTCACCGAGCAGCCGATCTCTCTTTGTCGATATCTGCTTGATGTAGTAGTCGATTTCGAAACCGAACTGATTGTAGGCTTCGGACGTCAACGAGCTCATGAGAGCAGCTTCATTCGCGTAGCAGCTGTTCGGATCAGTGCCGTCGAACGGCATCGGCTGATTCCAGTTCCATCCGCTAACAGAGCAGCCTCCAGCAGCTCCCCATATTCGATTGAACTCTTCTTGAAAATCGGTAGACATATCACGATATATATACTGATATGAACGTATCTACGATCATTTGCACGTACATTTACGAGACATTTGTCACTCTCAAGACGGCTTTAGAAATAGCACAAGCTGTCGCAGACAAGATTCTCGATACGATTTACGGCATCGTCAAGTTGATGCTGTTTTCGATCCGTGAAGTTCTGAATCCAGTCATAAAGCTGATAGCGTCGTCTATAACGAGTCTGATGAAGTCTCTGGACTTCTTGTGGATTCGGGATTTCTCTAATACGAAGATGTGCCAGAACATGTACAACTGCGAATTCTTCAGAGACTATCTTCTCAATCCCGATTCCATCTTCTCTAAAGCTGTACGTGACATGCTCGGAATCAATGGAGACGTTCAAAGAGAACTGCATGAGATTACGAGAGATTTTCAGGCGTTCAAGGAACAGATATGTTCTGGGATTTCTCTTGATTTCACGGTATCGGCTATCACTGGGCTGTTCCAGAGCTTCTTGTCACAGATGAACAAGTGGATCCGTTGGCTGAGACGGAAGGTAGACGCTATCGAGCGCTTCTTGAGATACTATCTCGACACTCTGAAACGCCTCGGCGTATTCGATCTTCTAGATCAGTTGAAGGCGATGTTCAACTGCGTACTAGACGAGACTGAGCTGTGTACTAGCGTAGAGTCTGCATCTTCGTACTATCGAGCATTCACAGAGAGAATGAAGCTATACTGCACAAGAGCGAACGACTGGATCATCAAGCCCGCTTATGAAGATATGTGTACAGCTTATGCGAGGAGCAAGATCGATGAGCTGTCAGACATCGTACGAAAGATAGAGAACGGCCTGAGACTGTTCGTCAATCCGAGCAACGTTCATCCTACTTCGGACTGCTTGAATATCGCTGGTCACATCAAAGGAATAGGAAAGTTCGTGATGACTGGAAAAGCGTCATGCATTCCAGTGTACAAGTACTGCAAGACTACTATGGAAGATTTGATAGCTGCTTGGAAGGGTAGCAGCGGAGACCAGACGAAGTACAATACAGTCGATATGCTGCTTGACGACCTTCACTTCGAGAGAGATGGAGTATACGTAGGAAACGTCAAACTTGATATCCATGCTAGCGAGTCAGATGAGTACACGATCGAACTTGACGAGACTAACGAAGCTGATACGAAGAAGGGAATTCTGATAGGAAACAAGATCTACTCGTCTGCGTACTCAATCTTCAGCTTCTGGTACAAGAAGGATTTCGACATCGTAAACTACTTCAACAGCTACAACGTCGGCTACACTGACCTTGTCAATCTTCATGATTGCGCAAGGATGTACGCTTAAGCATTGTGGAATCCGTAAGCTTCCATCCCCGCATATATGATGTATGCATCAGGATTTTGATGCTTCCGATGTCTTCCACCACGCCCTTCGTGCGTTCTTCCATCGCGTTCGTGCGGTACTCCAGCACGCCGACCATCGTCTGGAAGTTGGCGTAAAGTGCGATGGCGGAGCCGATGGTGGCGATGTAGGGAGCGAGTAGTTTGAAAAAGTCCTTCATTGTTCACCTAGTCGTTTTCAAACAAGTCTGTATTGCAAGTTACCGTACCAAAAGCATAAAATGCTCCAGTTGAGGATAGTCTTTCATATCCAATATCTACATGGACGATTAACTCCTTGTAGCTTATGCCGTTATAAAGTCGTATTTCCGAAGATAGCCTACCGCGCACAGTCTGCGACGTTGTAATCTGTTTTTCGAAAATTGACGCTACGCTTTGACCCGTTGTCCCTAATTCGTTTTCTTCATAAAGTTCTTCTGTATTTGTATTCCCTGCCACGGTGAAAGTATGTGTGGTATGTACGATTGATTTGCCATTTTTTGTTTGCGTGTCCGGTGCTATAATCCATCCGTTATAATCTGCACTTGCGCCACTCCACGGCAATCTGTACGATATTTTTCCGCTGATGTAAGAAATGCCAAATCTCAAGAACTTTATGCTTGCATAGGTATTTTCAAAATCCAAGGTTTTTGAAATATCCGAACTATTGAATATGACATTGAAGGAATGGGAAAAGCTGTTTATCGCGCTTACAAACGAGCCAAGTCTGCTCGTGAGTCCGTTAAGCATAGTTTGGTCATACGCACTAATACCGCTAGATGAATAATTCCCGTTGCCGTCAATAACCGCAAGGTTTCCGCTTCCGGAAGATGCCTTTTGCGCCACGCTTGTGCATTCCTTGATTTCTCCGTTTCCGTCAACATATACAGGCGTTGTTACGGAGCCGACAGCCGCCGTCTTCGTGGCGTACGGAACACGCACGACATTCTTCACGCTGCCGTTATCCACGAGCAGCTTGAAAGTCCCGAAAGCGGAGGATGCACTACCCGCGACGATTTCAAGCGTAATCTCGCAATAGTTCGAAGATTCGCCGTTGACAGTGAACCTGTACCATTGATTGTTCGGTATTGTCACGTCGTTGAATACATAAGGTTCGCCGCCGTCTGCCGTTGCCTTCAATAAGAAAGTACCAGCCTTGAAAGCGGAAGAAACCATACTTGCCACCGGCAACGTGTTCATCTCTCCGAGAGCCGTTTTTTCAACGCTAGAAACAGTCGTGGTGTCATCAAGGTCTATCGTGGCGTTTCCTAATTGGTTCGCGGAGAAAGTACCTTTACTCACCCCGTTCTGCTTTATAGTCAGCGTTCCATCGTTAATCAATAAAGAATCGTTTACGAGGTCGCTTGTCTTGGTTGGTACGGAAATGTCAATGCCTAAAAGGCTAGATTGGTTCGCGGTGAACGAGCCGAGAGCCGTGCCGTTTCTGGATATTGTCAATTTTCCATCATTGACGGTCGGAATAGTCGGCTTGTCGCTCAAGTCGTTATATGACCCGGTGAAAGCAACCGGATTCAAATTGTTGAACATCTCGTTGATCTGAGATTCGCTGTAATATGGATCGAGCGATGCGAACGGAACCCACTTAGATGGATCTGCTGTCTGAGCATCTTGACCTTCGTATCTGAAATATACCTGACCGCTGTACGTATCTCCACCAGCAGTTACTGGCTCACAGTGCAGCACCTTGATGACGTCTGCGCTAGTGACAGAATGACTCCAAGATTGAAGACTGCTGTATGTAGCTACTACGTCGATCACGTCAGTAGCAGCCTTGAGATCGTCAACCTCTCCCTGAAGAGAAGCGCTCGTGCTGTGAATTGCTGAAGCCAAGACTAGCTCGTTGTCGTACAACGGCTTCAAAGTGTTGTTCTGCAACCATTTACCGTCAGCGACAGTCGTTCGGTTCCAGAGAGCTGCGCTATACAGCTCGATTCCAGTTCCTGGTACTTCTTCGGGATACTTGATAGACATTTGAAACTCCAAAGATATTCTATAGAAAGATACTCTATTACAGATTATTTATTAGGGTTTACGATTTCTTGAGAATTTCTTATATTCAAATTGATGACGTACGAACAGGTGAAAACTCTAATCTGTCAGCGATTCGAGAAGAATCCGGAGCGATATCGTATCGAGAACGATATGACTGGAATGACTGAGCACATCTCTGTCTGGTATGGCGATAGCGACACATTTCAGCGAGATATGCTCATCGACCGATACGTGATCGAGTACCGTCACGTTTCTCGAAGAGTTAGCGGTAGACCATTGTACGATAAAGAGAAGAGGATAGAGCTCAATCGAGTCGCTCCATATATGCTTGATCGTATGCTTGAACAACAGTGCAAATAAAAAGCTGTGGACTTGTGATCCACAGCTTCTATTTATCTTTTTATCCTATCGATTATGCGAACAGATTGTCGATTTCCGTTTTAGAAATCGGACCCATTGCGCTAGTGCCATCGATAGTCAGAACGCCGTCAGCGTTCACGGCGACATTCTTAGCACCAGAGCTGATTCCAGCCAACTTGCTGAAGTCAGCAGAAGTCATGAGACCGTCCTGAGAGCTAGAAGCGCTCTGGACGGTCCTCTTGTGCGGAGTGATTACGCCGTTAACATCCTGGGAGATGCTGTCGATGAACGTGAGTCCAGTACCATCAGCAGACGGATCAGACACAGAAGTCTGAACGGTCTTGTAGCCACCGAGAACAGTAGCCCAGTCCTCGACCTGATCGTGAGTGATCTTGATAGCGCCAGATGTGACTGAAATCTTACCATTGGTTTCGGAGATGGCCGTAATCGTTCCAGAAGTCGGGATGTCATAAGGGCCAAAGTCAAGACCATCGATAAGATTACCGATCTTTGCATCAAGTGCAGCTGCGCTAGTTGCGACAGCGCCAGATACTTCGTCTATCTTTGTATTGAGAGTATCAGCGCTTGTTGCAATATTAGCAAGATCGATTGTCAAGTTAGTAACCTGAGATTCTGCGATCTGGATAGGCTGGAAGGTAGCAGCAATCTTGCCATCGGTTTCAGTCAAAGTAGCAAGGGTCTTATCAACGCCGAAGCCATCGATGTTGTTCACGTCCAAAGCGTTGATAGCGTCACGGACAGCCTTTTCGGTAGCAGCCTTATTGTTCTCTGTCTCTGGAGTTCCGATAGAAGTAGCGAGCTGGACGACGCCCTTCTGACCAGCAGTTGCAGACTGAATGTCCTGGAACGTTACGGAGATTTCACCGTTAGTATTCTGAGAGATCCCATCGACTGTCTTCAGAGGTCCACCACTGTATGCAGAGGTCTGCTGAACGACCTTGAAGTGATCAAGTCCATAACCAGCATCCATGATGACCTTGCCAGTTGCACCGTTGAAGATGGCGATGTTGCCGGAAACGGCCGTTTCCGGCCCAGTGACAGCGCCATCAATGTTGGTCTGGATCACATCAATGTCTGCGCTAGTCAGAGCGGAAGTGTAGTCTTTATTAGCGATGATCATATCGCCAACTTCACACTTGTAACCGAGATAAGTGCCAGCAGTAGCTACCTTGTAAGTATCTCCAGCTTCGCCTGAAGTTCTAAGATCGGATTCGCTATTTACAGCACCAATGTAGTGCATAGCTTCGCCGATGTTGCCGATTGCAGTTACGACATATTCGGTAGTAGCGATCTGAGTCGTATTTGTTCCAGGAGCAGCAGTCGGAGCAGTCGGAACGCCAGTGAATGTCGGGCTAACGAGATCTGCCTTGAGATCCATAGCGTTAGCCAAGTCGGTGACTTGGCCGGACGTGATAGAGATGTTGCCATAAGTAGCAGCGCTAGTAGTAGCGTCCCATCCAATGATGGTTTTGCTTGCAGCGGCAGCCGAAGTGTTTACGGCATCCTTAGCGCTCTTACGAGCATATTCTTTAGTCTTGGTTACGAGTTCTTGTAGACCCGCTTGGTCAAGATATTGTGCCATGATTTGTTTCTCCTATTTTGGTTAATCAACCTTTTTTTCTTGCAAGAAATCGAGCTAATCTATAAGCTCAAGTTGGAGAAATCAATAAAGTTAAAATTCTTTAGTCGTCGAAGAGATCGTCGATCGTGTCGTTCGGAATAACCTCAGTAGCTGCTTCTTTCTCGAACGTGAAAGGCTCAACGTCGTTCGGATCCCATTCTCCTTGATGCGGATTCTTGAATCTGTAAGTCTTTCCTTCGAAAGCGACTACTACTCCAGCTTCATAGCTCTTCTCTTTTACGAATCCTGGTGCAAGATTTCCAGCGATCGCGTTCTGAGCCATGATCTCGGCTAGTTTAGCAGCGCTCATCTTTCTCGTATTGTTTGTAGCGCCATCGATTGCGATGACGTCGTCGTCTGCGAAGTTTTCTGCTTCGTTCTCGAGCTGATGAAACTGTTTCTGCTTAGCCATAGATAAACTCCAGTTTACAAATTATTTATACTTTCTCTAGCCTTCGTTTTCGTTGTATATCAGAGTATTGCCGTGACCGTCTACGTAAGTGTCTACGCTGCCGTTCTCTGAGTATATCAATTCACCGCTCGTAGCAGACGGTTCTGGAGGAACTGGTCCCGGTTCAGGATTGTACGGCTGGATGTCCGGCCATCCGTCAGGACATAGAGTCGGATCGAAGCGTGTGTAGATGCCATCAAGCCAAGACGATACGTTGAACGCTGAATCTGGAATCGGTTGGTCGTTTCCTCCGATGTATATGCACTTGTGTCTTTTATATCCCATATTCTTACCCAACCAATATTTCGTTATATGGAGTCTCTAGATCGATACGCTCCTCGATGTCCTTTATGTCTTGCTTGAAGTCTGCTGCTAGAGAATCTCCGTTCAACTGACCTCCTCCCGCGAGCTGGAGTGAAAATTTTCTCAAAGCGAGAGTCCACAGCCATCCAGCCTTTGCTACAAGATACTTGCGGAAGAGCGGATCCTGAATCAGATTCATGAAGTGCTCGCGCTTATAGACTCTCAATAAGCAACGGTCTGGATTCTTAGGAGTGGGCCATACTGACAGAGCTTTCTCTTCTCTGATGTACTTGACCTGATACTTGCGACCGAAGTCCATTTTCGCTTCTTCCAACCAAGTCAGAGTTGCGTTCCAGTTGCCCAGAACGTCTCCGTAGTCAGAACCTCCCCAGCACTGCCCAGGGAAAGTCATGCCTCCCCAAGGGAATTGTGAAATCAGAGCGTTAGTGACTGGAGACAGCAGATTGTCTGTCAGTCCAAGATAGTTCGGCAGATTCAGATCGACGACTTCTTCCAGCTCTTGGCAGATCTTGTAGTGGGTCATACCCGGAACGAGCTGAAACGCTAGATAGTCTTCACGATGTCCTTGGCTGTAGTATTTCCAGAAATATCTGATGCAGTCACCGATCAAGTCTGTAAGCTGCTCGTCTGATAGCTCTACGCAGATACGAGGAGCTCCCAATTGACGAAGGACATAAGCCTTCAGAGCGGCTATATTGTCGATCCAGCCGATGTCGTAGTACTGGTCACGATGACCGCACCACTGATTTACTCTCGGATTGCTAGTGTCTGCCATCGAATCCCTCTAATCTGATTAGACGTCGTACTGCTCAGGATTTACTTCCTGGAACGTAGAGTAGCAGATCGTAACTTCACGTGAGATCTTTCCACTTCCTTCTTGATCTAGCGTAACCTGTGCCAGATCTTCAGGCCAGCAGTAGTACAACACGTAGTCATGAGGTGCACCCTTTGCTAGTCTCGAGTCGAAGCATGTGAGACGAATCTTAGCGCTGTAGTCCTTCATGAAGTTGGACACAGAAGCGCCAGTCTTCTGGTCGAAGTACACAGCAGAGTCTCCGCCGTCTTGGCCGATATCGCAGTTGTGAATCAGGTTCATCCATGCTTGGAACATGTGAGAGGTCGTCCAGTCCTGGAATTCGTCGAACTTCAGAGGAATTGAACCGTCCATCTTTGTACGACCCGGGAAGACCTTCTTGGATCCTTGCCAGTGAGTCTCTAGCTTACTTTCGACAGATCTCTGTGGAAGAGCTGCTGCACGACATCTCAACGTGAACTGACGAGTTCCACCGAGAGCCTTGAACAGCTCTGCGAGCGGAGTGCCCTCTTCTGGGATGATCACTGCTTGCCATAGATAGTCTTTAGCGAGGTCACGAAAGTTGTCGATCTCGCTCGTGAATACGTTCATATCGTTCTCTACAGCCATGAAATTCTCCTAAATTTACTCTTTTACTAGTTATTTATATCTCTTCAAACGTTGCTGAAATCTCTGCATCGGAGTATATTACTCCAGAACTCGCAGAATAAGCGTCAGAAATCAGATTGTATGTCCATCTGTGAACGTCGAAATCGGCAGTGAACGGAGCAGATATCCCGTCAATTTCCATCACGTCCATCGAACTTTGCCCAGAAGCTGAGCTTACGATATGAAGAGATGCCTTCATGTCCGTGTTTGGGTTTCTCATGAAAGCGCTCACTGACGTGAATCCGTACTCTCCACTGATCTGTTCTGGGATGAATCCGCTCGCTTCGATCTGGTACACTGCAATCGAGTTTGTGAACAGATAGTCCGCTTGATAGCCTCTGCTGTTATCGTAATAGCTTGGAATAATGCCCTTTCCAAAGTCCACTCGATCAGCTGCAGCTGGAAGCACAGGATCTTCATCGTCTGGGTTTCTCTTCTTTGGAACTCCGTTTATGACGCA